TTTTATGGCCTGTTCGTCAGGAATAGCAGCGCAAATAAAGATTTTACTCATTGTGTTTTAACCTCATTACAGATTTCAGGGTGAACGAATCCCTGCCATTGCTGGCATTTTTAATCCGTTGGTATGGCGTTAATATGGCTGGCGGGTTATCCAGCCGGTGTTTCGTTATTCAGGTACAGCGATACTTTTTTTACCGGTAGGCATTCACCAGAAATTTTTTGCTCGTCTCTTGCCTGGAGGCAGGATTCTTTACTGGCATAAATTCCGGTAATAACATTCTGTGATTCACCCGTTATAAGAAAAACCGTCATCACCAGTGCAAATGCTGAAGTCATTGACGTTCTCCGAAAATACCAAGTTTAATAAGGGCAATTCGGGAAAGAATGGAATTATCATTGAGCAGATAAGGCTCATATTTCCGCATATTAATGGCATCCTCAGTAAACGCTTTATTACTGAGCAGAACACCAATATCAAAACAACCTTCAGACGTATTAACGTTTGGTAATAACGTTTCCATTATCGCGTCCTCAACAATGAATTTTGTGATGCAGTGCCTGGTGCCTCCAGGTGACGTTAACCAGTTAACAATTAACGTCGGGTTAGTTGATGCTCGTTACGCCAGTAAAAGACCGCCTTACTGCTTTAACTGTTCCGCGTGCGCATAGCCGCATTCACCGCATCACAAAATTCACTTTAAAAAGGGCGGATATCCATTTCCGCCGAATCACCAGAAAAGTGATAACAGAGGTTGTTGTGGCTGGGGTGTCACTTAAGCGTATGGTCAACCTGACAACCCGGTGTCCTCAACGGGGGAAGGAATAACCCCGCCATACTTACCGCCGCGCCATTTCGCGGATTGCCACAACCAGAAGCGCACGGTCGAATTAAATTTAACGACGACCTATACAGAGAGACTAACTTCGCCGTGCGCTTTCGTGTTATGCCCTGACTTTTCAGGGTAAATTAACCTGTGGAAACCTGTTTTTACTGGCGCTAATCAGTTAGCGTTTCTTGCTAACCAGCGATGCGCGCCAGCTTCGGTTTTAAACGTTTTACTTCTGGTATACGTCATCGCGGTAAACGTGCCGTCGTGGTTGGGGAATACTCCGCACACCAGAGATTCATTGTTGCCAAGATTGAGCATATCCATGTTGACCTCATTTACCCTTAACGCCGGGTCGCGGAACTAAAAACCTGCTGCGCTGTTATACAAAGTGTTCCCGCCGTCATGTTCATACGCCTCGGGCTGGCTACTTAACCCCTGACCACTGCCGGGTAACTCGAGGTATTGCCCGACGTTCTGTGGGGCGAGGTAGGGTGGTATGTAATAAATCTAAAAGTATTTAGTTTTTCAGTCAAGATAAATCTAGATTAATTTAAAAAAAAGGTCGGCATTGCCGACCTCAAGTAAAGGACGTGGCGGGTTATAAGTTGAACTGTACACCTTTTGCTACGGCAACAATTTTACACTCTGGTGTAAGTAAGGATGACTGATAGCGTGGATTGAGAGGGCTTAAATACACAAGCTTCCCATCAATAACTAATTTCTTTATAGTCATAGATGGTTCATTTTTAAGCGGATCCGGAACTATTACAGCGACGATGCTGCCATTTTTATAACTTTCTCCTGGCCTTAGGATCACAGTAGCACCAACTGGGATACTCGGTGATCCTGATGGGTTATGCATTGTGTCATCAGGCATTGAAACGGCAAAATCACCTTCCTCGACATCAAAGAATGTGGTGATCCTATCGACATTTCCCATTGTTTTCTCTCCTTTTAAGATTAGGAAAGAAATCGCCTCACCCCACGAAAGGTAGGGGATCTTGGTGCCTGAGGTACTTTGTACAAAAGATAATTCAGGAGACGATACTCCATATAGGAGATAGGACTCAGTAGTTCCTAATGCCTGGGCTAACTTACTTAGAGCTTTGCTACCTGGTTCGTTTAGATCTTTCTCCCAGTACCCTATAGTAACCCCAGTCACGCCTGAAAGCTTACCCAGTTCTACTTGGGTCAGCCCCTTATCTTTTCTAAGTCTCTTAAGCCTGATGCCAAGGCTTTCCATCATTTTCTCCTGCAAATTGAATATAAATTATTTTAGATTGCATTGACCTAAAAAAAATTATCTTGTAATCTAAAAATACTTAGATTTAGGAGGTAAAATGCGAGTTGATGAACTTGTCCAGTTTTTTGGTTCTGTTCAGAGGGTTGCCGATTTTTATGGGATAACCCGCGAAGCTATTTACATGTGGCGTAAGCGTCCTGGTGAAATAGTTCCGAAGGGGAGGGCTGCGGAAGCTGCTGCATACTCCAAGGGGAAATTATCTTTGAACCCAGAACTTTACAAAAAGAAGGATACCACTCAGGGCGAAGGAAAGGGGGATTCATGAAAATCAAACATGAGCACATCCGCATGGCGATCAATGCCTGGGCCTATCCGGACGGTGAGAAAGTTCCTGCAGCTGAAATAGCCCGGACTTATTTCGAGCTGGGGATGACGTTCCCGGAACTGTACGACGACAGCCATCCGGAAGCCCTGGCTCGTAATACCCAGAAAATTTTCCGTTGGCTGGATAAAGACACCCCTGATGCTGTTGAAAAAATTCAGGCTCTGTTACCGGCGATCGAAAAGGCAATGCCGCCTCTGCTGGTGGCCCGTATGCGCAGTCACAGCTCTGAATATTACCGTGAGATCGTCGAACGGAGGGATCGGCTGGTGAAAGATGTGGATGATTTTGTCGCAGCGGCGATCGCCTGGGGCACCCTGACTAACAGTGGTGGTCAGCCTGGTAATGCTGTTGTCGTGCATTGACCAACAATATTCATGCCGGATTTCTTCCGGATGTTCGAGGGTAAAGTTCGGTATCAGATGAGGTGAGTATGGCTAATGCCTGGCTCAGATTGTGGCATGACATGCCAAATGATCCCAAATGGCGAACCATTGCCAGGGTCTCAGGACAGCCAATCGCAACAGTGATGGCGGTGTATATCCACCTTCTGGTGAGTGCGTCACGAAATGTCACGAAATGTCACGGCGAGTCACTACGTGGTCACATTGATGTCACGACGGAAGATTTAGCAAGTGCGCTTGATGTGACGGAAGACGTGATTGATTCAATTTTGCATGCAATGCAGGGGCGAGTTCTGGATGGCGATCTTATTTCCGGATGGGAAAAACGCCAGGTGATGAAGGAGGATAACGGTAATGTTTCGCAAACCGCAAAATCCCCGGCAGAGCGCAAGAGAGCGCAGCGGGAGCGGGAAAGACTGCGGGAGCAGAACACTGATTGTCACGATGAGTCACGACGCGTCACGCATATGTCACGACAAGTCACGACAGATACAGATACAGATAAAGAATTAAACCCCACACATAACGCGCGCATGCGCGAGAGTGCTCCAGCCAGTGAGTCGAATGGCGCGCCGTTGCAGACAGCAGAACCTGAATACCCGGATGGCCTGAGCGAACCGATCGGGAAATTTCCGATGACTGGTGTCTGGCAGCCGTCGCTGGATTTTCGACAGCGGGCTGCATTGTGGGGTATGGCTCTGCCTGAGCCTGAGTTTACACCTGCTGAGCTTGCCGCATTCCGGGATTACTGGATGGCGGAGGGGAAGGTTTTCACGCAGGTTCAGTGGGAGCAGAAATTTGCCCGTCACGTGCAGCACGTCAGGGCACAGGTAAAACCAGTCAGCAAGGGGGTAAGCCATGCAGCACCAGGTGGCACCGCATCACGGGCAGTTCAGGAAATTCGGGCAGCACGTGAACAGTGGGAACGTGAAAACGGATTTATCAGCAACGGAAACGGCCTGGAAGCTGTGGGAACTTATGGGGGAGGTGTATTCGAACCGCTGGACCCAGAAGAACGGGGCTGCGCCGTCGAAGCTCTGGATTGCTCAGATTGGCGCGATGACTGAACAGCAAATCCGGCAGGTCTGCCGTCAGTGCATGGACCGCTGCCGGGCGGGTGAAACGTGGCCTCCGGACCTGGCTGAGTTTGTGGCGTTGATTTCGGAGAGCGGGGCAAATCCATTTGGCCTGACGGTGGATGCCGTGATGGAGGAGTACCGTCGCTGGAGGAATGAATCCTGGCGGTACGACGGGAGTGATAAATACCCGTGGCCACAGCCGGTGCTGTACCACATTTGCCTCGAGATGCGTGACAGAGGGATTGAGCGGCAGATGACGGAAGGTGAGTTAAAACGACTTGCAGAACGGCAACTGACGAAATGGGCAAAGCAAGTTGGTAACGGGATGAGTATTCCCCCGATCCGGAGACAACTCGCATCGCCGAAGTGCCCGCAAGGGCCAACGCCAATTGAATTACTGAAACAGGAATACGAGCGCCGGAAGGCGGCTGGTTTTGTTTGAATCTGAGAAACGATTTTGTCGGAGGAAATTTTAATGGAAACCGTATCTGACGCACTGAAAGCACTGAAAAGAGCCTCTTCACATGTGGTGGCAGCTCGCCTTGGAATTAGTCGTGAAGAGGCTGTCAACGAACTGTGGAAACTGAAACGCCGTGGAGAAGCGGATAACAAGGGGGCGATATGGTGGCTGACTCAGGCTGGTGAAAGTGAACCGGTGTCACCGGTACCGAAAGTGACGGCGCAAATGCTGACAGAGGCGATTGAACAACATGGCCCACAAACGGCGGATGAACTGGCATTGATGTTCGGAATTACCTCCCGCCGGGCGAATTCATCGCTGGCAATGGCAATCAGCAAAGGGTGTCTGATTCGCGTGAATCAGGATGGTAAATTTCGTTACTGCATACCGGGCGTTGATTTACCGGCAGAGCCGAAAGCAGCATCCGTAGCTGAAACGGAGGGTAAAGCCCTTCCTCAGCCAGCTGGTGTTGCGTTACCAGTCCAGGAAACGGCTGCACAGGAAGAAATTAAAACAGAAGCGGTGGAGGACATTGTGAAGTTGCAGCAATCGTTCACTGAAGCGAAAGCAGATGACCTGATTCTACCATCGCTGCATGTGGCTAACCGCGAGCTGCGCCGGGCGAAAAGTGATGTTCAGAAGTGGGAGCGAGTCTGTGCTGCGCTACGGGAACTGAACAAACACAGGGATATTCTCCGGGATATTACCGCCACCAGAGAGCAGCAGCGGTGAGTGGCTGGAAGAAGTGGCGCTGGGCTGAAATCCTGATACTCCGGCAGTGTGCGGGAACGATGAGAGTCGAAAGCATCGGTTATCTGATTGGCCGTAGTGAGTCAGCCGTCAGGACGAAAGCGCGGGAACTGGGTATCAGCATGATGTTACGGGGTGATTATCACCAGTCAGCCAAATGTTCACAGCGTGATATTGAGCTGGCGCGGCAACTGCATCAGCGTGGTGTACCCCGACGGGAAATTGCCGAAAAGTTTGGGATGAAGTTGGGCGCAGTGAATAACTACGTTTATTTCGACAGGAGGGTTCAGGAGTGAGGGTGAGGGTTTATATCGCCGGTCCGATGACGGGATATGAAAATTTTAACCGCGAGGCATTTCACAAAACGGAAGAGGTGCTGAAACGGGAAGGGCATACCGTTTTAAACCCGGCAGTACTTCCGGACGGGCTGACTCAGCCACACTACATGGATATTTGCATGGCAATGCTCCGTTGCGTGGATGCGGTTTACATGCTGAAAGGCTGGCAGCAGTCGGCAGGTGCAAGGGCTGAGCTGGCACTGGAGGAGAAACCGGGCCATGCGGTGATTTTTCAGGAGGTGGGCAGTGAATATTGACCCGGCGATAACGATTGATATGGCCCTGAACGCCGGCCTGGCACTTCTTGGTTATTTCTACATTATGTTCTGCAGCGGACGATGGCTGTCACTGTTGTTCATGAAAAAATGGAATAAACGCCGTAAGCAGGAGCAACGCCAGAAGGCAATGGATGCATTTTTCGAAGCCTTCGGAATTGACGGCATGGAACCAGGGGATCCAGCTCGCGCAATCAGCAGAGGGGGTGTAGTAATCCTTGTATATCGGAGTGAAGAGAAAAATGACGATCACAAAACAACGTGTAGAAGAAATCATATCCCGCATTGAAATGTATGGACATGGTGCAGGGTATATCGCAGACGAGGTTAATGATCTGGCTATACTGGCGCTGAATTTATCAAATATCGCGAACCTGAAGCGATACGAGCTTGATATGGGAGGTTGCGACTCGTGCGGTCAGGATTGTGGCGCTGATATGACTGAAGATCCTGATGGTGATTATGTCCTGTTTGATGACGTGGTTAAGTTGTTTGAATTTGATACAACCACTCAAAAGTTAGAAATCCCGGCAAAGGAGGCAGCCAGTGGGCAAGATTGACTATCAGGCACTGCGTGAGGCAGCACAAAACTATCAATCGACGCTGGCGTGGTATCAGGCTACCCCGGACAGCCCAAATGCTGAACGGGATTGTGATGCGGCTCTTGCTGCGTTTAAGCGTCACATCCGTCATCGGGAAGCGGATATTATCGCTGATTTGCTGGATGGACTGGAAGAAGCAAAATCACAACTCAACGAGCAGCGTGAGTATTACGAAGGCGTTATCTCTGATGGGAGCAAGCGTATTGCTGAACTGGAAGCGCGGGAAGTTCAATTACCGACTCGCTACGACCTTCGATATGGACACCCGATAAATGCAGATGAGCGACATGTCATGATACCTAAAGAAAATGGCAGTTGGCTTTACCTGATTGACCTAGAACACGCATTACGCGTCGCTGGCATTCGCATCAAAGGAGAGTGAGATGAACGGACAAATATCAATTGTTCGACCAGGAGCATGTGACGATCGCGAAATACGAATGATTATTCGTCTGGCGATGGGGAAAACAATAACTGCTCTCATTACTCCAGAAAATCTCGCATTAGCATTAACAGGAAAGTCAGACATGCCAGTAGAGCTAAAGCTGCGAAATGTTGAGATTAAGGTGAAATAGCTATGACCACTATTACCAAAGATCGACTGCTGACAATCCAGCATTGGCGCGAAACATACGGACCGGGTAGCAACGTTGTGCTTCCAGCAGAAGAAGCGGAAGAGCTGGCACGGATTGCGCTGGCATCACTGGCAGCAGTATCGGATGAACGAGCAGCCTATGAATTATTTATGGAGAAGCGTTTCGGAGAATCTGTAGATCGCCGCAGAGCAAAAAATGGCGATAGAGATTACATGGTATGGGATATGGCGCTTGGCTGGATTATCTGGTGTCACCGCGCCGCCATGCTTCAGGCTGGAAACTTTCGGGAAAATAAGGGTTCGTCAACCAATAATTTTCGGGAAATCTCGGAAACGTCAACCAACTATCCGGTAACTCCGGATGGTTGGATAAGCTGTAGTGAGCGAATGCCGGATGATGGTCAGCACGTAATTATTTTATGTGATGGCGCATTCGTTCTTTATGCGCAATATCGAGACGGTGAGTTTTTTGATGTAGTCCGTAATGGTGATGAATTTTTCGAAACACAGAGCCGCAATGTAACCGACTGGATGCCGCTACCAGAACCGCCGCAGGAGGTGCGCCAATGATCTGGCCTGAAGCCTTTGCAATTACAGGCGTTGCTATAGCTATTGATTTTTTAGTATATGTTATTTGTCGGTGGGGGTAAAAACGTTCGCCGGGATTCACACCAAAGGAGGGAATATGTCGGATGATATTTCACTGGCAATGGAAGGTGCGCTGGCTGTTATTGCTGTTGTGGGCGTTTACTGCCTGGTTGTGTTTTTGATGGATCGACTAGGGAACTGAATTCATTACGATATGGGAATTCCCATATCGGGTAAAAACGGTTTGCGGTAAAGCGAGAGTTAAGTAGAATTGCTGCGGGTGCTTGAGGCTGTCTGCCTCGGGCATGCCACCGTAAGGTAGACAGAGAAAAGCCCCAGTTAACATTACGCGTCCTGCAAGACGCCTAACATTAATCTGAGGCCAATTTCATGCTAGACACATGTAGGTTAGCCTCTTACGCGCCGAAAGGCAAGGAGAAGCAGGCTATGAAGCAGCAAAAGGCGATGTTAATCGCCCTGATCGTCATCTGTATCACCGTCATAGTGACGGCACTGGTAACGAGGAAAGACCTCTGCGAGGTACGAATCCGAACCGGCCAGACGGAGGTCGCTGTCTTCACAGCTTACGAACCTGAGGAGTAAGAGACC